GTTAGTATCTCTAAAAAAGATACTGTAAAAGAGGTTCAAGTAAATATCCCTGCTCCAGTTGTTCAAGTTCCTCAAGAAAGTATGAGTGTAAATTTAGTTATGTCAAGTGATATAGAGAATTTAGTTCCGTCAAAATTCGAAGGTTTTGTGCCTTGGGGTCATACTGCTACAATCAAAAAGATTGTACAGTCTGGGTTGTATTATCCATTATTTGTTACTGGTTTATCTGGTAACGGTAAAACTCTTATGATTGAGCAGATACATGCTGACATGAAAAAAGAATTGATTAGGGTTAACATTACAATCGAAACTGATGAGGACGATTTACTTGGTGGTTTCAGATTAGTCAACGGTGAAACAAAGTTTGTTCCTGGCCCAGTTATTGAGGCGATGAATAGAGGTTGTACTTTACTTCTTGATGAGATTGATTTAGGTTCAAACAAGTTAATGTGTCTACAACCAGTCCTTGAAGGTAAGGGTGTTTATCTTAAAAAAGTAAATCAATGGGTAACTCCTAAGAAGGGGTTCAACGTAATGGCAACAGCCAATACTAAGGGTCAAGGTTCAGATGACGGTATGTTCATTGGAACTAATGTTCTGAACGAAGCATTCCTTGAAAGATTTGCAATTACTCTAGAACAACCATACGCTTCAATCGCAATCGAGAAAAAGATTATTGTCGGTGCAATGAAGAAATATGGTAAGGTTGATGAGAAGTTTGCAGACAATCTTATAACTTGGGCAGATGTCATTAGAAAGACCTTTGCAGATGGAGGAATTGACTCTGTAATTTCTACGAGAAGACTTGACCACATTGCAAAAGCCTTTGCAATCTTTGGTGATAAATCAAAGTCTATTGAGTTGTGCTGTGCAAGGTTCGATTCTGATACGAAAGAATCATTCTTAGACCTTTACAGTAAGATTGATGCTGGTATTAATCCTCTAGAAGAAGCTGAAGAAGAAAACGCTACAACAGAAGAAGAAAGCGAATTCTAAAAAAAATTAAGTGGGGGTTGACATTTAACGTGGCAATCCCCATATATAATATAGAAGATGCCATTAAGGGTCTTCGTTTTAAATCTTGCTTAATAAAGGAGAAATAATCATGGTAAGCAAACAAATATTCGACACACTTTCACTTCCACAAATTCTAAACTATACTATTGGGTTCGACAGAACCTTTAATAGGCTAGAATCAAATCTGTTAGATGGCCATAATCGTTATGGTCAAATCAACACCAAATACCCCCCATATGACATAAAGAAAGTTGGTGATACAAATTATGTGATAAATCTTGCTCTCGCAGGGTTTGGGAAAGATGACATTGAGATTAAACTAACAGATGGAATACTTTCAGTCAAATCAGATAAGGATAATGAATCTGAAGAAGAAGAAATTCTTCACAGAGGAATTTCCTATAGAAAATTTGAAAGAAAGTTTACCCTCGCAGATGATATAGTAATTCAATCTGCAAAACTCAAAGACGGATTACTGTCTATTGAGTTAGAACAAATTGTGCCTGAGGAAAAACGTCCTCGTACAATCGAAATCAAGTAATTTTGCTTGATGATTAACTTTATACTATGGAGAAATTATGTATAAGAAACTGACTAAAAAAGAAAAGATTATTAATCTTTTATCTAAAGGAAAAAACGTAACTTGGAAACATCTAAGAACTCGTTTTGATTTGAAAAGCCCAACTAAAATGGTTGACACCATTAAATCAGAAGGACATGTGGTATACACAAATAAAACTTCTGAAGGTGTTGCCTACAGAATGGGTAAACCATCTGCAGCAATAATTGCAGCTGGTATTGCAAGTGTACTCGGTACAGACTACGCTTACAAAAGTTAGTCAAACAAAATTAGAAAAGGGGTTGACAACAGCCCCTTTTTTATTATATAATGAATACAAATTATGAAACTGTGAGAATACTATGGTAAAAGAAATTGACGTTGGTGCTTCCCAAATGGGAATTGAAATATTAACCAACAAAGGTTCAAAAGACAATCCTACGAAATCAGTAGAGATTCAAAAACCACCAGAAACCCCCTATACAATAGACGACCACAGTAAAATGTTTGAAGCAATGGGTCAACCAGAAAATGCGGCCAAACTCAAACAAAATGCAGTTGATGCTTTAACTGAAGAGGGAAAAAATATGAATGATAATGTAGTAGATATAGATGCAGAGAAAGAAGAGAAAAGAAAAAAATCTAGAGAACTTGCTGCAGAATATAATAGAAGACAAGAAGCTGGTGAGGACACCTCAGAACTTGAAGGTAATAAGTTAGAACAAAAAAATCCAAGTGGTTTAGAAATTGCAATGCGACCTAAAGCTGCAGTTCATATAATGAAAGTTGAATTTCCACTTAATGTGATGGAAGAATTTAATGCACATATTGATGATGTGGTTATTCCAGCAAATGTAGATGCTGGTGGTGGATTAGTTGGACAGATTAGTAGAGATAAGAGGTCAGCACAACTCACAATCGACCATGATGATGATGGTGTTGGAAAACAATTCTCAGATGTTATTTTAAGACTTGGTAAAGAATATATGACTAAAGTTACTGGAATGGAATCTGAAACATCAATGGAAACAATGTGGAGTGTGCATAGTTATGAGGGTGATTACAATCCAGTACATGACCACGGCACACGAACTCCTATAGGATTATCTTGTATACTATATTTAAAAGTTCCACCACAAATAGAAAAACTTGGAAACCCTTCTGAGGAATTTGAAGGATTAAATAATTCCTCTGGAGCAGTTGATGGGTTTACTTATTTATCTTGGGGAGTACATGGTATGAGAGATATCAATATGCTTAGACCAATAACAGAGGAATATATCAAACCAACTGTTGGTACAATGTTATTATTTCCATCATGGCTAAGACATGGTGTAATGCCATTCTTTGGAGATGGAGAGAGAAGAACTTTTTCTGCAAATATGAATGTAGTACCAGAAAGTAAAATTACTGGCGACCATTACAGAAAACATACACCAGAGGGATAGTAATGAAAATTGATTATAAATTTGGTGAAGATAAAACTTTAGAAGAATTAAAAAAATACATTGACTCAACCTATGATATGCATTATAGTAAGAGTAAGTTCCAAGCAACTGAGTTTATTATAGACTCTGGACATGGTGAAGGATTTTGTATCGGTAATATATTAAAGTATGCTCAACGATACGGAAAGAAGAATGGTAAGAATAGGGCTGACTTACTAAAAGTGATACATTATGCTATAATAGCATTAAATTTAAATGATGGAGAAGTGAATGAAACTGAGTAGTAATACAATAAGTGTACTAAAAAATTATGCGTCTATTAATCAAAATCTAGTGATTAAAGAAGGCAAAGAAATAACAACAATGTCTGCAATGAAAAACATTGTAGCAAGAGCAGAGGTAGAAGAAGAGTTTACACAAGAGGTTGCAATCTATGACCTTAATGAATTTTTATCTTGTTTATCTTTATTTAAGAGTGCAAACCTAGAATTTGAAAGTACTTTTGTAACAATCACAGAAGAAAACAATCCTAAGACTTCTCTTAAATATTTTTACTCAGACCCAAGTGTTGTAACAACACCAAGTAAAATGATTACCATGCCAAGTAATGAAGTAACATTTACTTTAGAAAGTTCAACATTATCTGATATCACAAAGGCAGCTGCTGTAATTAGTTCTGCTGATTTAGTTTTAGAAAATTCTAGTGGTACTCCATCTTTAACTGTAAAAGATAAAAAGAATGATACTGCAAATAGTTATTCTACTGGCGTTGATACAAAGGGTGAAGGTAACTTTAGTTTCTTCTTCAAAGTAGAAAATCTAAAACTTATGGATGGTAAATACACAGTTGAGATTTCATCTAAAAACATTTCACATATGAAAAATGAAAGCACTCCAATTGAATATTGGATTGCACTTGAGCCAGAATCAAACTATTCAGTTTAATTTAGGAGTTATATTATGGAAGAATTTTTGTGGGTGGAGAAATATCGCCCAAACAACATAGGTGATTGTGTATTACCTAAAGAACTAAAAAACACATTAAACGAATTTGTCAAAGACAAGAACGTACCAAATCTAATTTTATCTGGTGGGCCAGGTGTAGGTAAGACTACAGCTGCAAAAGCAATACTAGATGAAATTGGTGCAACATCAATGATGATAAATGGTTCTGAAGAGTCTGGTATAGACGTACTGAGAACTAAGATTAAGAACTTTGCTTCTACTGTATCTCTAGAGGGTACTGGAAGAAAGTATATTATCCTTGATGAGGCAGACT